TATCCATCTCATCACCAATCGGTTTGTCGTCACCATCAGTTTCATCACTAAATGTTACCTCTTTTGGCTTTGATACATTCATCATTGAATTCATACTATCTTGCTGTGCCTTTAACTTTACATTAAACTCTTCAGTTCGAGTGTTCTGTAAATCTTCTGCTTTATAGACTACTTGAATTGTTTTCTTGGGTTTGGATTTCTCGACATTAATTTTTGATATCATTGTCTCCATAGTGAGTTTATTTTTTTCTAGCAAAGACGACGACATATTACTTACATGAATACTTTCAATCGTATCTTCAAATAGCGATTGAATATTTGCAAACCTATCATTTTCAATACCAGAAAATATATTGCTCTCTTGTAACAGTCCCCATATCATTCCCTTGTTGTCAGTAGTTGTAAAATTCATTGTGTATTTTTTATAATAATATAATAATATGTTTAATATTATTTATTACACATATTATGTAAATTATGTAAATTATGTACGCAGACGTAAATAGAAAAATGAGAAAATGCGATAAAAAAACAAATATACATTACATTACATATAAATTACAATCTATTATAGAAATCCCATGATAACTCTGTCCATATATTTACAACGAATTGCTCTTAATATTTCAACAGATATTGATGTTTTTATCTCTAGATACTGAGTGTTATATTTTTCTACAGTACCTAGTACCATTTTAATATAACGACGTTCTTTATCGCTACAGTTCTTATTATCCTCCAATCCTTTTACAATATCCTTTTTCAAAGTTAATCCTCTCGTATATAGGACATCCCATATTTTACGATCGATTTTTATTTTTTCAATAGACGCCGAACGTAACCAGTTCAAATATATAGATCGAACATATGTGACTCGTTTCATGAATGTATCCTTGCGTATAGTTTCCCTTCTACTCTTCATATAAATTCTCAGTTCATCTCGGGTAGTGTAGCGACTATATATTTTATAAAATTTAAGCCGTTCGCTTGACTCTACCGACTGTTTGGCGTCATCGACCATTTTTATTTTTTTTTTTATTGTATTTATCAAACCACTCACGTCCGCATTTCGCTTTACCGCATCCATATCTCGCGTTACATTTGTAATCGTAGAAGCACTCATTTTAGAAATGATTTACATTTATTGTTACTTCTCCTGTAATTTGATGAAAAGCTTCAATTTTTATTTGACCATTGGATGAAAATATTTCAAAGGTGTATAACAAAAATAATGTGTCAATATATTATATATGTCACTTTTTACAGATACAGATAATACAAATACAGATTATAAGAAATTTATTGATTATACCAAATTATCAACCGTAACTTACTTTAATCAAGGAAATTATGGAATAGGCTATAAAGTAAAAATAAATGATTTATCTCGTTCTAATTACAACGTATTGTCATTACGTAATACTGAAAATACAATTAAATGTGGTCAGTTATTTGTAAAAATATCCCCCATATATGACGGAGATAACAATGACCTATATCATTTAATAAAAGATATATTAGGAATGGAGGCTACTCCCAGCAGAGACTTTTTAAATGAAATTCGAGCACAAACTGATATATATAAAAAATCAAATGCGAATTTAGAAGCAATTTGCCCTCCTATTATTTATTCGAATGTAGTTAATAACACTGAAGTAAAAAGTCGCGCTCAAAATTTATTATCAACCATGATAAATAAAATGCCTAACGACGACAATAAAATATCCTTAGAGAGAATGAAACGATTATACGAAGGAAATCGTGAATTAAAATTAGGTATAATTGTCATGTCTTTTGCTGAAAATTACGATACCTTGTTAAATGTATTACATAGAACAAATAATAGAGCACAACAAATAATGTACAAATATTTGGCTGTATATGAGCTATTAAGATTGTATGATTTAGGATATATGCATGGAGACTATCACCTGGAAAATATACTCATTAACACAAATTATAAATATAGCAATCTAGATGACATGTATGTGGGACGGTGTTTAATAATAGATTATGGAATGGCTTTTAAAAATAAATACCTTACTAATAGTGAAGCTACTACTTCTCTAGACAAATTACGTAAAATTGCCGAAGAAAAACAACCAGATACAAATGAAAATGCGTATAGTTGGCATGCTTATAAATGGGTATTGGATTTTATAAAGAGTGAATCCGATATTAATTCTGGCGTTGAAATGCTAGAAGAAAATATAAATTCTTTTCAACAAGAAATGATTCAAAAGATAAATGAAAATTATCCTGGTATAATAGAGAGAATTCGTAATATCAATACAACTTTATATAGAGGAAGCGTATTAAGAGGAGGACGAGCAATAGTAGATAATTCTTCTTCTAAGATGAACATGTTTGATATACCTAGTATTAAAGTCAATACAAAAGAATCTATAAAATTACAGACAAATGGAATTCACAAGTCTTTATCAAACGAAGAATTTATTCAGATTTTTAATCCACAAAACATGAATATCAATGAAGTCGTGAATAAATATGAAAATACATTACGCGAGGGTATTGTCATATTAAATACGGAAACAAAAATAGGCGGAAAAACAACCAAGAAAAAGAGAACGAAAAAGACAACTAAAAATATAAAAAGAAAAACAACCAAGCAAAAGAGAACTAAAAATATAAAAAGAAAATCAACCAAAAAAAAGACAAGAAAGACAACTAATAAGTTTAAAAAAGCTCCTTCAAAAATACAACGAGGAGGTGATGACGGTGATGTAAAATTAGCAATATTACTTATAACAACTCATGGAAATTTAGATAACTTAGAAGAACCATTAACTCATAATTTTAATATTAATATTCGTAAAGTAAATGCGACAATTCCAGGTGTATGTAATTATATAGAAAATGACGAATTATTAGAAATGGGAAATAAAATGAAACGATTTATAGACTATATAAAGGAACAATGGTTTAACGATGGTATATTAAAGCCAAGTTCTGGTATAGAATTAGAGTTTAAATCTTCAGCTATCGCTCAACAACAAATGACGTATTTAAGTCAATCGTTACGTTCTTTTATACCACGAATAGATGAGGTATATAAAGAAACAGTGAAAACTGCTTCTTCAAAAAAAATTCAACAAGATGTAGATTCTATGTTTATCGATCCAAATGATCCGGATCCAGATGTAGGAAAATATACTACAAATATAAATAAAGCATATCAGTTATATAAATGGAATAGGGGTGATAAATATTTGGATAAAACTTATTCTATAATTCCGGATGAACGTTCAGATACTACTTCAAACCCATACAATAATACTGTATTATTTTTAAGCGAGATCGGAATACCAGATGCTAATGTAATAAATATACCACATAATTTAAGAAGTAATAAAATGATAGACGATAATAAAGAGATAAAATTAAGCGAAATATTAAAAGATTTAACGGACAATGGATATACAGACACAATTATTATAGATTTATCATGTTCTACCGGATGGGATGATATAGGTGCTAGATCATTAACCAGAAACTATAACAAGGGGGAATTTCCTCATTATGGTGGGAAATAAACTTATACAATAATGAATATCAAAATAAGATATTGATTATTTTTTACAAGAAAACAAACAAAATACACGTTAATCCATGTTAATCCATGTTAAAATATTTATTTCTTAAATCATATACTTCTTTATCCGGTATATTATTTTCCAGAAAATAGGTAACATCTTTATCTTTTAACATTTGAATAATAAAATACAAACAATACATCCCACATTCTGAATCAGTTCTTTGATGCTCGCGCTCATTTATATGTACTTTAAAATCTATTCCTAATTGTTTTCCTTGATTTTCTATTGTATTAATTAGTTTTTTTACTTGCTTAGGAGCAGCATTTCCATTACTATCAAAATATACAATGAATTTCTTTTTTATATTCACAAACATGGATATCCAATGCTCTCCATCTTTATAATGAGGATCCGTATTAAAAACAATACCTAGTTTATTTTTATTTCGCTTAATCATATCACTCAAGTTTAAATGACACAATTCTTCCCAAACACATTCACCGTATAGTTTATGATGATCATAGTCAATTGGCGATGGTCCCAAAAATTCGAAACAACGATAGAATTTTTCATACTGTTTCATTACCGATTCAATATCCAAACTACTTAACCACTCATTTGGCTTTCTTTTCCACTCATTCGGTGATTTTGGAGCAAATGTATAATTCAATAACTGATTATCTATTTTCCCTTCCATAAATTTGCTTCTTAACCAACATGACTCGCGATCACAACTATTCCCCATTTTATCCTTTAATTGTAACCATATTTGCTTAGGTTCATTTGTAGATATTTTGTCCCTCTGATGTCTAGCATTCCAATAAGTCTTCATTTTAAATAAAGCATCATTTGTATAACAGGAGAACTCGCTTTTATTCGGATTAGGACTACAATTTACTTTTTTGTAATTATCCACAATAGAATATGCTTTTTTATTCGAATTTTTATGTGTTTTTCGCTTTCCTTTTCCACCGGTCAAATTACGCGATTTTGTTGTTTTACCAGATTTATTTCTTTTCATCTTTTGTGTCTTCATAAATATTCTTTATATTTTTCTTTTTTACTATACCTTTCCTTTTGTGTTCCTTCGTTTTAATGTTTATCTCTTCTTTCTTTGGTAAAATTTTTGGAGCTATGGTTCCACTGGACTTGATAACAAAATTATCAAGTGTTACTTTTTTTACTTCCTCTACTCTGCTAAATAAATGGTCACATTTTTTAGTATCATCTATACATTCGCTATTATTATCACCACTAGAATACAGTAAGTTGTCTGTTTTATTATCATTGTTCATGGATGGGTCGATAAAACTAGGAACATTATTGTCTGATTCATATTTTCCTTGAATTATATCACTTTTGTCTAAAAACTTTAAATAATTTATACATGATTTAACATAATTAGTAAAACACTTGTTTAAGTGTGTATCTAATATCTTCTCTTCATCACTCCTAAACAATCTCTTTGTTAAATCCAATATTCGTTTTTTATAAAATTTCACATCGCTATTGTATTGTTTATTTGAACCATATTCTGTCTTTTTTAAAATACTATCATATTGTGACTTATTGGCGAAAAAATTCAATGTTATATTATCTATTTCATTCATCACTATATTCATAGAAGTATCCATTTACATACTTCTATGAATTTATATTCGTTTTTTTTACAAACTGATTCTCTATATATTGATTTGATTTGTTGGTATATATTGATTTGAGTTGGTATATTTATCCGGCTACGTCAGTTTATTTACAATCATTTGTATCTTTTAATTGATATCTAGTATGATTGTTAAATAAACTACCTCCTAAATTATGAGTATTTGGATTAAATGGTGCTAAATCAGGCTTATCAAACAACATTGGGTGTGTTTGTTTTTGAGGAGTATAATCAATCTGTGTCTGATATAAATCACTCGTAGATGATGGAACAAACTCGGATTGCTCACACTTTTGTAATGCAAAAAACTGATTTCTTAATTGAGATTCAGTATTTACATTATTAGAAAATCCATTCCACGGAGCTTGCGCGTTTCCAGGATTGAAAACAGCTTTCGTTGAATACGGCGTATATGAATTTAATGGAATCGTTGGTTTTTTATATTGGTCTAAGATTGGCATATAACCATACTTAGTTGAAGTCGAGCGAATACTATACTGAGGTTGTAATTGTTTGGAAGGAATATTTCTCTCTGCTATTCTATTATTTAATTCATCTACCCTACCATGATTACATGTATATAGTCCGTCTATTACTCCATACATTTTATTCACTTGATCCATTATTATATTAGTCGAATATAATATTTTGGAAATTACCTAAAGATTAAATATCGTTTGTATATATCTATGTGCGGTATTTTTGCTTTGTTTCAGATTCTTGCGCCTAGCAAATACGTTACTATTCGCGATTCATTCAAAAGACATTGTGATTATGGTAAGTCTAGAGGTCCAGAAATTTCAACCATGAAACAGATTAACGATAATACCTTGTTTGGATTTCATAGACTTGCTATCAATGGACTGGATGATACATCAAACCAACCTATTTGTGTCGATGGTATTTATTTGATATGTAATGGTGAAATTTACAACTACAAAAGCATTTATACTCTATTGGATGTTACACCTACTACGAATTCAGATTGTGAAAGCATCATTCACATGTACAAAAAATACGGCATTGAATATACATTACAGAATTTAGATGGTGTATTCGCTTTTGCACTTTATGATTCTAATACAAATGAAGCCTATATTGCTCGCGACCCATTTGGGGTTAGACCTATGTATTATGGTAGGGATATAGATGGACGGCTACTAGTATTTTCATCTTTATTGAAACAAGTTACGGATTTATGTGATACATGTGAAAATTTTAAAGCAGGCACATATTTACGGCTATTAGTTACTCCTGGGACCAAAAGTGCAGGCGATGGCGATATTGGCGCTAACAGTACGATTGATTTGTCTAACGGACAAATACCTTATACGTCGTTTAATTATAATCATAAAATGATATTATCCAATACGTTTTTCAGAAATTCCGATGATCTAAATCAGTATTACTCGATAATTTATAACACTTTAGCCGAGGCTGTAAAGAAAAGAGTTATTACTATGGAGCGAAACTTGGCGTGCCTATTGTCGGGCGGCCTAGACAGTAGTTTAATAACTGCTCTCGTTTCAAAATTTGTACCAAAGGGCCAATTACAAACATATAGCATTGGTATGGTTGGTGGGTCTGATTTATCCTATGCGCGTATGGTTTCTCAACACATTGATTCCAAACACACTGAAATTGTTTTAACCGAGCAGGAATTCTTTGATGCTATTAGAGAGGTTATTTTTAATATTGAAAGTTATGATACTACTACCGTTAGAGCTAGTGTCGGTAATTATCTAGTTGCTAAATATATCTCTCGACATAGCGATGCCAAGGTAATTTTTAATGGGGACGGTTCCGATGAATTAACTGGTGGATACATGTATTTTCATAATTGTCCTAGTGATATTGAATTTGACCATGAATGTAAAAGATTATTGACGAATCTTCAGTATTACGATGTTTTAAGAAGCGATCGTTGTATATCGTGTCATGGACTAGAACCTAGAACGCCGTTTTTAGATCGCACGTTTGTACATGAATATTTATCCATTCCTATTAGTATCAGAAATCATAATAATGAGAAAAATATAGAAAAACATTTGTTGAGAAAATCGATCGACGTGATGGATCCATCATTACTACCTTCGTCCGTACTATGGAGAACTAAAGAAGCTTTCAGTGATGGTGTTAGTTCTCCAGAAAACTCGTGGTATGAAATAATCCAATCTAAGTTAGATTCTGTTTTTTCAGAGGAGGAGTTTATAGATAAATCTAGACATTATACACACAATCCCCCCACTACAAAGGAACAACTATATTACAGAGAAATATTTGAATCATATTATAAAGACCGTGGTAATGTTATTCCTGCGTTTTGGATGCCTCGATACAGTAATGCTACTGATTCTAGTGCGAGAAAATTAGAGGTTTATAAGAAAAAATCTACACTTACTATTGAAACTGATTTCTCAAGTGATTTAGATATTGATAGTGATGAAAGTTGCGGTATAACCGTGGATGCATAATACATCAATGAATAACATACCTGGTTTATTTTTAATCGTTTGATATATAAAGTATTCATAATATGGCGAAATTTCACGAAATTATATTTCATTCTGGACTTTATCTTTCTTATTTTTTATATATCATAGCATATTTACAGATAGGATATTATAATCCTAAATATTTAGACATGTTACAACTCTATATGAAATACTATGTAACCTTGTTTTTATTAATTCGATTTAATCCATTTACAAATAATACTTTTAATGAATTTGATAGAAAAGTCGTATTCTCATCCGCTATTTTTTTACTTACTACTACAACGTTTAATGAATATGCCAAGGATTTAGATATTAGCGAGTTGATAAATCTTGTAAAGATGAAATAATACCCACACACATACAAACGAACGGTTTATGTATCACGCTTCAACGTTTTGCGTTTTGTGGTTCGCTTCTTCTTTTTAAACGTGTGATTTGTTTTCTCATAGAAAAACTGTTTCATATGTTGTAGCATTCTTTTCCCAATTATTTCGTCTATTTCTTGTTCTTTTTGTGTTTTTTCATGAATTCTATAATTATATCGCTTAAAGTCGTCGATGATATTGGTTGTAAAATGCTCCTTATTTTTAATTTTATTTCCTAAATGTGACTTCATAAATCGTGTTATCATATTCTCGATGCGCATTTGATACTTGTATGGTTTGACGTTTATATAATAAACATTATCATTTGCCATACCTGAATGATATAAGTCGTCAATAAAACAAACTTCTATGTTTTCCGGCAATTTAGTACATCTAACAAAATCGTCCATTGTTTTGTCATGAGATGTTCTTCCTATTTCTACAGGCTTACCGCGCACTTTAAATGCCGCTATTATTTTGTCAAATAAATCATATTCTACCTTATCGTCGAAATATTTTTTTATATTCATTGCCCACGTTTTATCTCCTTGATTATTCGTATATATCATTACTTTGTAGCATTTATTTTCTTTCTTCTTTCCCTTTAAATATTGTAATATATTCAGTATTTTGGGTCGTAAAAAATTTGGATACAAGTCTAATAATTCATTGAAATACGTATTACTGTATGAATCATTTTTAAAATAATTATTTAAACAGTCACAAAATATTCCGAATTCTGTAAAATATCCTAATGTTTCATCCAAATCAAATACGACAATTTTAAATGGTTTAGTCATATAAATATAACTTTATAAAAAATCTCACCAAATAATATACTCTTGCGTATGGAATTATCAACTATGGATTACAAAAAAATTTCTCAGTTTTATGATATTCCTAAACCTACTAATAAGTCATATAAAGAAATTGCCGAAGACGTATTAGCAGGTAAATTATGTAAATGTATAAAAAAAGTTCAGTCAAGGCAAAAGGTTCTAGAAAAATCTGCTATTGGTGTTTGTAGAAATAGTATCTTTAAAAATCGTGGGCTAGATTTTTATACTTTTAAATGTAAAAAGGGTCAAAAACTTCTTCCAAAAAAAGGAACGAAAAAACAGTTAAAGAAGTTTAGAAAGAAAATAGGTTTTAATAAGACAAAAAAGTCAAAAAAAAAATAAGTAGTTGTAATAAATGACAAAATTAGTAGATATGATTGTATTTGCTAGAACAGTTCAATATATAGAGCCTCAGAATCCAAATGTAGATGAATGGACCAGCGATGAATTACTTTATAAATCCATTCACATTGCTTTAGTAAATGATATTCAAATCCGCTCTGCATTGAATATATGCGACACCTTTCCTCCGCTAAAACTTATATACAAAAGCATCTTGACAAAATATATTAAGCATTTTACTCGATATAGTATGGAATCTCAACCTGTACAGAACTTCATGACAATATAGACAATACCAGTATTATAGACAAATTAAATAAAAATAAAAATAAAAATTGACTTGTATAATTGTTATATAAGTCAATTATATACAAAACAACTGATACTATGAATATGAAACTATTTAACGAATTGAGTAAGTTTATCTTACATACATCAAGCAAGTTTAAGATTGACGATTCACACAACATAATACATAGTATGAATGTTCTTCATTTTGCGCATAATATTTATGAACATGAGTTAGTAATTCATCCTGGATTAAAAGACCATAAAAATATTATCTATTTATCCGCTACATTACATGATATGTGTGATAATAAGTATATGGATGAAGAAGAAGGTCTTGCTAGGATTAGCGACTTTTTAGATACGCAAATTCCAGAACGAGACACTGAAGCAATTACCTCTATTATTAATACCATGTCGTATTCGAAAGTAAAGAGTAAAGGATTTCCTGATTTGGGCATTTATCAAAAAGCATATCATGTTGTCAGAGAAGCCGACTTGCTAAGTGCCTACGATTTTGATAGATGTATTATTTACGATATGAAAGTAAATAATAAACCATTCGATGAATCGTTTTATAGAGCAGATGAATTGTTTCAGAATCGTGTTTTTAAGCATGCTGAAGATGGCTTATTTACAACCGAATATGCTAAAATGTATCATCCGGTTCTTCATAGTCAAGCTATTAATCGAATTAATACGTGGAAAAA